AACTGGCGGTGTACCAGCCTTAACCTCTTGAATAGATTGTAGTTTATTTTGTTTCTGTTTAGCAACAATTTTTGGTGGGTCGATTGCATCACGCAGTTGTTGTTTTCTGCGTATTTTGGCTTCTTGTTGGGCTTTGTAAAGAGCAAGCTGTCTAGCCCTAATCTTGGCATCTAAGCGTTTGGCTCTGCGGATTTCTTCAGGAGTAAAGCCATCATGGGTATCAATGCCTGTAGGTGATGGGGCAGGGCCAGTTTCACCAATTAATAGGGCGGTGTCGTTTTCATCGGTAGTATTGATGATTCCTGATACATTAACTGCACCCAATAGGCTTGCGGTGTCTGTGCCATCTGTAGCACTTAGTACGCCATTGACTGCTACTGCACCTATAAATTGGTCGGTATCAGGGCTATCAGTAGTGTCTATTACCCCGTCAACTCGGTTTTCACCGCTTAGTAAGGCAAAGTCATTGCCATCGGTGGTATTGATTACGCCTGAAACAGCAACTTGACCTGTCAGGCTTGCGGTGTCATTACTATCTACAGCGTATAAAACACCCGTAATAACGGGCAAGCTAATGTCCGATATTGCTTGTTCAGAAAAGGCGTTAAAGCCGAGCATTTACAGGACTACCCAGCGTGACCCACTAGAAACTGTTACGACCACACCGCTAGATAGGGTTACAGGCCCAGCAGAGGTAGCGTTATCCGTAGATGGGATAGTAAAGCTAGTGCCGATAGTCTTATTGTTAGTCACAATTCCGTTGCTTGCTCGTTGAATTGGGGCAGATTGGGTAGTACCATCAAAGGTCAGGTTAGCCGATTGGTTAGGCGTTGTAGTGCCTTGACCAAAAGGAATATAGGTTGATGTGTAGGTAAATGGTACATCGGGTGCAGTATTGGTTACAGTAAAGTTGGGGTAAGTTCCCGTAACGCTAATTCCTGTACCAGCCGATATAGCGACTGTTTGGTCAGGAGCAGTATTCGTTACAGTTACCGCACCAGTAGCACCACTAACGCTAATGCCTGTGCCAGCTACCGCAGAAGTCACGCCTGTATTAGTCAAGGCTACTGTGTCATTACCTTGCACGACTGAAAGGCCTGTGCTACCTGTTACTCTAGTTTGGAATGAAATTCTAATAGTAAGAACGCCTGAACCACCTGAGCCTGACTTGGCTACCGCAGCAGCAATAACAACAGGGCCACTTGCAGGGTATGTCTTTGTAAACCCACCAGTTACGGCAGAGTTGTAATAAAGAATGTCACCATCCAAGAAAGCTGATGTATCTACACCTCTTAGTGTTCCAACGCTTTGCACTAAGCCAAAGCCGTTGTTAGCTATATTTTCAGCAGCTACACCAATAATGGCTTCAGCAAATGGGATGGCAGTAGCTGGAGCAGCAGTCAATACGCCACTTGAGCCAACCGCACCAGTAAACATACATAGCTGACCTTTGGTGATAGTTGCACTAGCTTTTACATAAAAGAATGTATCTTCGCCAATATGTTGCACTACATTACCGCCAATCATGCCTAAACCAAGGGTATCGTTTCCGTTCCATCCAATCTGCCCAGCCGTCAAAGTTGTGGCATAAGTGGTGTCAAACGCAATGGTATCGACTGTAGAAATAGCCCCAGTAATGCCTGAGATATTAACAATAGGCTGAGATATTGAACCACTAGCATCGGTATAAACAGCTTTACCTGCGGGGTAATCGCACCAAATAGTCTTTTGCCCTGCACTAAATGTAACCACGCTACCGCTATTACTAGACGCTAGGATGGTGTTACGAGATAGGGTCGATGGGCTTGTGTATGTGCCAATACCGACTTCCCACTCTGAACCCCCATCAAGGTAAACAGCGTAATAAGTGGTATTTCCACTACCAATTTGACCAAAAGAATCGTACCCCGTAACCGCACCAGCAAGACTAAATGAGCCTGTGCCAGTTGTGGTCGTAGTTTCTTTGACCCTATCCTTTAGGACTAAAGCCATAATTTATCCTTACTGGTTTGCTCTAATAATCGTACCTGCGGAGATGCTTACAACCTGACCTGTTGCGATACTTGTATTGTTTAGTACCAAGTCGGCATCGCTTGTAGCAACAGAACCATCCATCACTACAGTTGAGCCGTTAGATTGGGTAATTCTAAAGAATGACGCAGTTCCAGTAGCCACCGCAGTTCCATTGGTCACAGTCGATAAGGTAATCGTGCCGTTGCTATCCGTACCAAATGAGCCTGATACTGTCAAAGTAACCAATAGGGTTTGCCCTGATATGGCTGTATTGGCGTTAGCAGGTTGGCTACCTGAATAGATGTTGATTAAAGAACCTGACCCAGCATAGGTAATAAGCCCATTTTGTTGGGCATTACGAGTTCCGTTGGAATATTTAAGGTTGGTTGGCATTATTGGACTCCTATGATTTTGCCGTTCTCGTCACGCAGAACTTGTTTGGGTTGGTTTAGTCTGTCAATTAAAGCACTTAAAGTAGCCGTCATGTCTTGATTACCTTGTGCAATAGCGTTAGCTATGGGGGCTAGGGGATGTTCTTGTGCCCGTAGCATATCCTCATCCATCGTATATTCTTCAGCAATTCCCTCGCCACTATCTACACCTGCTGAGATACGAGCCGTTTCAATCTTAGCCCCGTTATTGATATAAGCAAGCAAGAGTTGAGTATTACGCTCAGTCATCATTTTCATCTGAGCTAACTTCATCTCCATCTCTCGGTCTTGAGCATTACGCTGTTCTTCAAGTTGGAATTTAAGTTGATTCTCTTGTGCCTGATATTCCTGTTTAGCCTTTTCAAATTCAATTTGAGCAGCCATTTTTTGCTGTTCCAACTGTACCGACATCTGCATTTCTTGCATCTTAGCCTGAGTCTGAGCCTGAATCTTTTGCACTTCAGGTGGGGGTGGCTTGGGTTGGCCTTCCATCGCTTTAGCTTTATTTCTAAATTGGTCGGCAGTTTCATCAATAAGCCCTTCCATACCTTTACCAGCCTTAAACGCAGTCACGCCAAACTTGAGCATCTCCATGAGTAATGGGGTTAGTTCAGGGGCTTGGGTGGCTACTGGCAATGCTTGATTCATAAACTGGGATAAAGCACCTAAGAACTCGATTCTGTCGGCTTTCTCTTGTTGCTCATCCTGATAAATCATCGAATCGCTAGTTACCTCAATACGGAAGTTCTTAGCGGGTTCGTCTTTCAATAACTGTAAGGCTTGCGGTACTAACTGTTGGTCTTGTGGGCTTAGTTGCATTGCACCACTAATCTTGACAATCGTATCGTCAGTAAAGTGTTTGCAGATAATCTGAGCCTTGATACTTAGAAGCTCGGTAGCAAAGTCCACGACTGCGTGTTGCATATTCTTGAGTCTGCCTGCTGCGTTATTAGACTTAATAATCTGTGCCCCAAGCGTTTCATTGGGGTCTGTCTGTCCCCGTTGAATGTCGGCAATACCCATAATCTCGTAAATCTGACCCTTGACTTGCTCCATAGCCTGATAAGCCATCGTCAAGCCTTGAGCGATTGGGGTTATATCTACTAGGTCAATAGCCCCTTTCATGCCTTGTTTCTCAGCAAAAGCAGCCCAGTTCTTAACTGGTATCAAGGTATTGTTCTCGCCCTCAGAGAATAATCTTGCAAGGCTAGGTTCGGATGCGTCATAAACACCCCGTACTTTTAAGGCGTTAATAAAGCCATCTATGCGGTCTGCAAGCGTGTCTAATTGCTTGGCTTGGTCTTGGTATAGAACAAAGTCAGGTACAGGCTCTAAGCTGTCTGTAGTCAATGTAGCGTACATTGGTTTAGGGCAAGGGAAGAATCCCTCTAACTGTAGTGGGTCATCTTTTTCATCAAGAATCTCACCCATTGACTTGCTAATCCAAAAGACTTTACCTTGTTCTTTATCCCAAATCTCATAGATACATGCTTGGAAATGCTCGGCAGTCATTTGTTTGGTAGCCCATTTGTCTGACTCAGGCTTAGTATCTAGCGGAATCTTGCTACCAACTTCTTCGCCAAAGCGGTCAATCAGAGCTTGTCGGCTCATATAGACTTTACGCCATACGGCTGTTACCTCTTCCCAAGTCCGTCCAACAGTATGACCAAAATCACGCCAATGCACATAATCAACAGGGGCACACTCATATTCAATGCGTTCCTGCGACTCCACCAGTTCAGCGTTTTCCGTTTCTGCTTCATCGGCATCCTCTGTAATTTGTAGCCCATCTTCGGGCATTTGACCTGCAACACCTTCGTTGATGTTATTTTGCTCTGCAACAATATGTGGCTCATAACGAACCCATGCTGTACCTCTACCACCTAATAAGCGGTCAAGCACAGCGTTATCCATAGCGGAGCGATAGTCATGGTAATGCTCGACTTCGTACTCTAAAGCCCGTTCTAGCATCATAGAAGCAACACGCCCAATCGGGTCGTTATCTCTAAATCTTCGGCTTACATCGGGGCGTGGCAGTCTAGCAAAGATGGCAGGCTTGATAACCTGAACATTAGACCAAAGAATATTAAAGCGAGCATTGGGGTTATTACGGGTACGGCTGTCATCACGATAACGCTTAATGATTCTTGGTACTCTTGCTTCCCATTCCCTAAAAGACTTGTCGTACTGGGCGATGGTGTTATACCAATCTTCGTAAGTCTTGTTTAGCGTATCGTTCATAGTTAATACCTTTGATTAGTAATTCGTGGCGTAGATTTCCACATTTCCTCTAGCGTAACCTCATTCTGTCCAACAACGATGCCACGAATCGGTGCGTTTTGCTTCGCAATTTCTGCTTCATCTCGCCAAGCCACAGAAAGCATCCTAAAAGCATCCGCTCCATGACTAGTCCAATCATGTCTAGGCTTATCTCTAAATACTTTCTTATCTTCATCGTATTCCCGTTGGTACTGACGCAAACATTCAATGCCTTCTGAACACTTCATGGCATCAAACCAAGTGCGACTTAACGCCATTCTTGTAGCTTGTATGCCGTCTTGTAATGACAGATTAGGTACGATTTTAAACAAATTTCCGCTTTTTAGGGGCAATTTATCTATTAATTGTTCAATTATTGACTTTCCACCGCTTGCTAAAGTCTTTGCTCTCGCATCGTGTGGTAGCCAATGTGTGCCATATTCGTATGGTCGTTCTTTAATTTGATTGGCGTAATACACAATCGGTTGCCCATGAGCTTCGTGGTAATCCAATACCCGTATCTCTCCATGTACGACCTGAAACCACCAAATAGCCGTAGCATCGTTAAAGCCCAAGTCCCAAGCCGTATGCACAGGAAATAAGGTGTCGCACTCAACCTTGTCAATACGCCCTGCATCGGTCAACAATCGCATCTCTGTGCCGTATATAGCCCCAATGATGGCAGCTTCAAAGCTACATTCAAACTCTTGCTGATATTGGTCAACGCTCATAGACTTTAAGGCATCGTCTAATTCAGCCTGTAAGATTAATTGGGTCTGACTAGCCCGTAATACAGAGCTATACCATTCATTCTTGTTAATCGTGGCGTATTGGTATATGTCGTAAAAGGTATTGTGACCCTTTGGCGTACCAATAAAGGTTGCCCAACCTTGTCTATCAGCCAATAGGGGTCGGATTACCTCGCCCCATATTTTTGGCTTCATGTCGGCATATTCGTCTAAGACTACGCCATCTAGGTATAAACCCCGCAAAGCATCAGGATTGTCTGCACCAAATAGACGAATTCTAGCCCCGTTGAATAACTCCACCCACAACTCTGAGATATTGTGCTTAACCCTAGCAGGCTCGCTAAACTGCATAAGGTAATCAAAAGCAATAGACTTAGCTTGAGCATAATACGGGGCAATGTAGGCATATCGGGCATTTTCCTTAGTTTCGGTCAAAGCTCGCCAAAGAATGTCGTTAATACAGGCTACAGTCTTACCAGCCCTTCGGTGGGCAATAATCACAGCCCATCGTTGTTGTCTGTTGTGGAAGTCCTCAAATACAGTTCTTGGG